TAACAGGGCCAGAAGGTGGCTCTACGGGTCAAGATACTACAGGCTTACCTAAATATTATGCTATGTTTGGAGGAGCAACTGGAACTGCCTCAACTACATCAGGAAATATTATAATGGCTCCTACACCCGATGCTAATTATTTAATAAATATTCATGGAAATGTAGTACCAACAGGATTAGGGACTAATACTTCTGGAACTTACATAAGTAAGTACTTCCCACAAGGACTACTTTATGCTTCCCTGGTGGAAGCCTATGCATTTTTAAAAGGTCCTCAAGACATGTTGACATTATATGAAAATAAATATAAACAAGAGCTAAGTAAATTTGCAAGTGTGCAAATTGGGAGACGAAGACGAGACGATTATACGGATGGTACTATTCGTATACCAATCGAGTCGCCGCCTCAGTAATAGGAGATAAAATATGGCAATAACATCGGCAGTTTGTAATAGCTTTAAGCAAGAAATCTTAGAAGCAGAACATAATTTTACGGCTTCTACCGGCAATACTTTTAATTTAGCATTATATACAAGTTCAGCAACTTTAGGGGCGTCAACAACAGCGTACAGTTCTAGTAATGAAATTACTAATACGTCCGGAACTGCTTATTCAGCTAAAGGAAAAGCATTAACGAGTGTTACACCAACATTAGATTCATCAACAGCAGTCTGTGATTTTGCAGATGTCTCTTGGACGTCAGCTTCATTCACAGCTAATGGATGTTTAATTTTTAATGATTCACATGCAACAGATGGATCGGTATGCGCAGTAGCTTTTGGTGGGGACAAAACAGTTTCTTCTGGAACTTTTACAATTCAATTTCCAGCAGCGGCAGCAACTACAGCGATAATTCGTATAGCATAAGGAGGTAAGTCCTTATGGCCTTTGTAAGAACATTTACCGTTACGGTTAGTGGTGGTAAATATTATATTGATAGTGTTCAACAACCTACTATAAATATAGCAGAAGGTGGCCTATATAAATTTGACGTCTCCGATAGTTCCAACGAAAACCACGATTTTAGATTTTCCACAACAAGTGATGGTACACATGCAGGAGGTTCTGTTTATACAACAGGAGTTGATAACTCAGGAACTCCAGGCGACGCAGGTGCCTATCTTCAAATTCAGGTAGCTACAAGTGCACCTGATCCTCTTTATTATTATGACACAAATAACTCTGGCCTAGGCGGTCAAGTAAATACTCCCGCAGCCGCTTCTTATGGAATGCGTTCGTGGGGAGATAATCAATGGGGAAATCAAAATGAAGTTGATGTTTCATTAACGGCTCCTAGTGAATTAACTTCTTCTATTGGTGATGTAGCTGCATATCCTGAACAAGGATGGGGATCTGATACATGGGGAAGTGAAGATTGGGGTGAAAGTGGATTTACTTTTACTCCTACAGGAGTTTCGGCTACTGCTTCAGTAGGTGAAATATCAGCTTTTTCACAAACAGGTTGGGGTCGTGATGTATGGGGTGAAGAACCATGGGGCGATAGTTATGATCCTGTTGTCACATTAACTGGTTTTGGTTTAACGGCTTCTCTTGGAGACTTAGCATATGCGCAAGCAACCGATGGTTGGGGACGTAATGCATGGGGAGATAATGATTGGGGTGATAATACTTCAACAGTTACTTTAACAGCTCCTGATGGTCTTACCGCAGAGCTTCCAAATGTAAGTTGGGGATATCAAACATGGGGTGAAGATGGATGGGGTGGAATATTCTATTTAAATCCTGCTGATGCAGTAGGATTAACAGGAGTTTCAGCAACAGCTTCTGTACCAACTCAATTAGATATACCAGAACAAATTTCAGGTTTAGGTTTAACCAGTTCAAGTGGAGCAATTGCACCAACTGAATTTGCGGTTGGTTTAACAGGACAATCTGCAACAGCGAGTGTAGGTGCTATTACACCAGCTGATGTAATGGGATTAACAGGAGTTTCAGCAACAGTTTCTGTAGGATCCATAACTGTAAGCGATGCCCAAATATTTAATATAACTGGTGTAGGCGCAACATCTGCCGTAGGTTCTATTTCTCCTGCAGAAATGAGTGTAGGATTGACAGGTCAATCGGCAACAGCGAGTACTGGTTCTATTTCACCAACTGGAATGACAATGGGATTAACTGGTGTTTCAGCAACTATTAGTGTAGGACAGGTTGGTGGTCCAATAGCTTGGAAAAAAGTTACTCCTACTCAAGGAGGTAGTTGGAGTGAAAGAACCGCTACACAAGGCGGTAGTTGGAGTAAAAGAACTCCCGCATAAACATAATATATGTTATTGACATTATAAGTAAAAACAAATAAATATTAAACATCGTAAGATTTAGGAGATAATTATGGCATCAACTTATACACCTCTTGGTGTTGAAAAAATGGCAACCGGTGAAAATGCCGGTACATGGGGAACAAAAACTAATACAAACTTAGAAATTATAGAACAATTCGCTGGTGGTTATACTACTCAAGCGGTCTCTGATTCTGGAGATACTGACCTTTCAGTAACTGATGGTGGAACAGGAGCAACGCTTGCTCACAGAGTAATTGACTTAACAGGTGCACTTACAGGTGCAAGAAATGTAACTATACCTATTGATGTACAGCAACTGTACGCAGTTAAAAATTCTACAACAGGCTCACAGGCAGTAACTTTTAAATATGTAAGTGGTACTGGAAGTAGTGTTACATTTGCGGGTGGAGATACTTCGACAAAATTTATTTATGGAACAGGTTCAGGATCTAATCCAGACCTAACTGATATGGGCTTCGGTGATGTTACATTAACTGGAACTCAAACTTTAACAAACAAGACTTTAACCTCTCCTAAAATTGGAACTTCAATTTTAGATACGAGTGGTAATGAATTATTTTTATTAACAGCAACAGGTTCTGCTGTTAATGAGATTACTTATGCTAACGCAGCGACAGGAAATAATCCAACTCTAACAGCTTCAGGAGGAGATGCTAATGTAGGTATTTCCTTAGCCACTAAAGGAAGTGGTGTTATCAAAGCTGAAGATAGTGGTGGAACTGTTTCTGCAGTTAAAATTGCAGGAAAAGAAACTATGTGGGTACCGGCTGCAGCTATGTACGGACCAACAACTAATCCTGCTGATGCAGCTTTAGTTGAAACAACAGCAACAAGACCAGATTTAAAAGTATTTGATTTTGATGCTAGTACAGCACAGTACACTCAATTTACAGTTGCTATGCCTAAATCATGGAATTTAGGAACAGTGACTTATCAAGTTTTTTGGTCTCCTAGTTCAACTAATACAGGTGACTGTATTTTTGGATTACAAGGAGTTGCGTGTGGTGATAGTGACACTATTGATGTTGCATACGGAACAGCAATAGAAGTTACAGATGCTGGTATAGGAACAGTAGAAGATCAACAAGTAACATCTGAAAGTAGTGCAATGACAATTGCAGGTACACCTGCAGACGATCAACAAACTTATTTTCAATTATACCGAGATGCCGCCGATGGTAGTGATACTTTCAGTGGTGAAGCTCGAGTATTAGGAATTAAATTATTTTACACTACTGATTCAGCTAATGATGTATAAGGAGAATAGAATATGTCTTTTGGTTATCAAGTCTTAGGTTTTGGCTCAGGCGGTGGCGGTGCAACATACGAAATAGAATTTTTAGTTATCGCAGGTGGAGGCGCAGGCCCCCAACCAAGCGGTGGTAGAAATGCTGGCGCTGGTGGTTATAGAACTCAAACAGCAGAAGTTGAAGTTGGTGAAACAGTTACCGTAACAGTTGGTTCGGGCGCTGGTCCTCGAGGAGGCCCGGGTAGATATGGCGGTGCTAACGGAGGAACTTCTCGAGTAGAAGGCGATAAAGTATTAGATCAATATTCATCATCTGGTGGTGGCGGCGGTGGCGGCCAAAGTTCAGAATCTTCTGGAAAAGACGGAGGATCCGGCGGTGGAGGTTCACCTGCTGGAGCTGGAAATAAAGGTAGCTACTCTCCCGTTGAAGGATATGATGGTAATTCAAGTAATGGTGGTGGAGCCGGTGGAGATGGCGCAGCAGGAGGCCCAGGAGTGGCAAACTCAATAACAGGTGCTTCAGTAACTTATGCTGAAGGCGGTGGTCCAACAGGATCTAATTTTGGAAACGGTGGTCCAAATGGAAGCGGGGGTGACGGAGGAAGAGTCATTCTCAAATTATTAACAGAAAATTATTCTAGTAGTACTACAGGTTCTCCGGCAGTAAGCACTGATGGAGACTATACAATTCTTCAATATACTTCCTCAGGAAGTTACACAGGCTAATGAAAAGATTTGCAGAATTAGATAACGACAATTATGTCATTAATATTGCTCAGGTGGCTGATGCAGATGCACCTACAGAAGAAGCAGGGAAAAATTTTATAAGTACTTTAACAAAAACAAAAGCCGCGAACTGGGTTGAATCTGTTGAAACTGCTTATAGCACAACCGCGCATATCGGTGCGAAATGGTATCCAGTTGAAGGATATTTTAAAGGAGATCCTCTTTACCCTTCATGGGTGTTTAATGAAGAGATGTGGCTATACAACGCTCCTGTAGCTTATCCTGATGGTGAAGCTGAAGGAAAATATATGTGGGACGAACCTTCTGTTTCATGGGTTCTGGATCCAAGTTACTCAGAATAAAATTGATCTATATCAATTATTTAAATAATCATTTACTTTTAATATAAATTCTTTTATAGTCATTCTTTAATAACAGGACAACCCTGCAAAGACTAAAGAATGAATCTAAATCATATATACTGGGCTTTTACTAGCGTTATTTCGGATGAAGACTGTAAGGAAATTATTAAAATAGCGAAAAGACAAAAACTTGAAAAAGGAAAAGTTTTTGAAACCAATTTTGATTGGAAAGCTGGCAACAAATTGAGAAACTCTGAGGTTTGTTTTTTAGACAATCCTTTTATTTTTAGCCTCTTACATCCCTATTTAAATACAGCCAATAGAAGTGCAGGGTGGAATTTTCAATATGATTATAGTGAATCATGTCAATTTACAAGCTATAAACATAATCAGCATTATGGTTGGCACCAAGATTGTATGTTAGGTCAATTCACTGATCATTCTAGTCCTAATTTCCGTGGAAAGATTCGTAAAATATCTATGGTATTATCTCTTTCTGATCCTAAAGCATATAAGGGAGGAGGATTAGAATTTTATATTCCTAATCCTGAGAAAAAATCTATTAAAGAGCAAACGGTTAGATGTCACGAAATAGAAAAGAAAGGATCTATAGTCGTTTTTCCTAGCTTCATGTGGCATAGAGTTTTGCCGATCACTAAAGGGACTAGGTATTCTTTAGTTATGTGGACGTTAGGACATAACTATAAATGAAAAAAATATATTACTTAGTAAGTCTACCTAGAGCCGGGAATACGGTATTAGCTGCAGTCATTAATCAAAATAAAAAGATTAAAATGACGGCTAATTCTATTCTTCCTCCTATTATGGATGAAATGGATCGAGTGCGTAAAGGAGATGCGGGTCAAAATTTTCCTGATTCTCATTCTTTTTTAAATTTAATTAAAGGAACTTTTCAATCTTATTATAAAGATTGGGAAGCTGATGTTATTCTAGAGCGAGGGGCCTGGGGAAAACCTAGTCTTATGAATCTTATAACAAAAATAGAAGAGCCCCAATTTATAATTTTACATCGACCCATGTTAGAATGTTTGGCTTCTTATATTGATGTAGTCAAACCTAGAAATAATAAAGGAGAACCTATCACAGATTTATATTGTACCCATCTAATGAATGATGATGAAATAATGGGATCAAATTTATTATCAATTAATAATATTTTAAAATCTAAATTCAAGTATCATCTTATTGAATATAAAAATTTTGTTAAAAATCCTCAAGAAGAAATTAATAAACTATGCAACTTTGTTAATATAAAACCGCATAGTATTGATGTGGATCAATTAACTCAATTAAATATTAATGGTATAGAATATAATGATGAAATAATTCATTATCCTTTTCATAAGATAAAAGAAAAGAAGATAGTAGAGACTCCTTGTGATGTTGAAAAAATATTGGGTAAAAAAAATATAAAAAAATATATTGAAAAGGAGATTATATTATGAAGGTAATTAAAAATATTCTTTCTAAAGCGGAGAATCAACAAATTATTAAATATTTATTAAAAGCAGATAACTGGATGATGTCTTATGACAATGAGCCAAAAGACAAACAAATTATCCTTCAACAAGGAATGATTCAAGTAGAGAAAAGTAGAAACATGTCGCTAGAGGATTTAAATGATGTTTTTAAAGCCTTTACTGGAATGTCTATGATTACTTATAGTTGTCTAGATCCTGCGAGTCCTTTGTATGGTAAAGATAAAGATCTTTTTTTAAATGAGAGGGGTAGAAAAATAGCCAGCATCGTATGTAAAAAAGCAAAAATAAAAAATTATAAAATTCTTAGATTCTACTGGAATTTCTACAGGCCTTTCGATGTGACGGACTGGCATTTAGATAGATCGGTTAGTGGATGTATGAGTTTTGTTTATAACTTACATGATTCTGATGGAGGGACACAGATTGGTAAAAAAGTTTATAAAGATATAGAATCTGCAGCAAAATTATTTCCGAGTGACACAAGTCATAGAGGATTGGGACCGAAGAAACTAAGTTTTAGATTAAATTTAAATTGTATATTTCAATTAACATGATCTGGCCTACTTTAATTGTTGATAATTTTTTAAACGAACCTTTACAAATGAAAGAATTTGCGAATAAACAAACATTTATTCCTTCTCCTGAAGGAAAATGGCCTGGTACAAGATCTCCTTATTTACATGATTTAAGTCCTCAATTGTTTAATCAAGTAACGAAAAAGATACTAACGCTTTTATATCCTTATGAAGTTTTTGAAGGAAATCTGGACTGGAGCGCCTCAGTTTGTTTTCAAAAAATAGCCCCCCAAGTTTCTAACGAAGGATGGATTCATACGGATGAGGAGGAATTTACAGCCATGATTTATCTTTCTTCTCACACGGAATGTGGAACCTCTCTTCATGATCTTAATCCTTTTACCACTAAAAAATTTGTTAGTCATGCTGATAAGAAGCATAAGATGATTTTAAAACAAGACAAACATATGAAAAAGTTTCAAGAAGAAACTAATAATCAATTTAAAGAAACAGTAAAAATTAAATCTAAATTTAATAGATTAATTTTATTTGATTCAGCATGTTGGCATAAAGCCGATCAGTATAAGGAAGATCATATTAAGGAAGATAGATTAACCTTGATTTGTTTTTTTAAGAATATAAAAAATAATAAAACTGTTTTTCGTTCTCCTCTCCCGAGTGCAGGAAGAGTACCGGTGTGAAGGATTTTGTAACAAAATATTTAGTTAATTCAAAATGGGCTAATGAAAAAGAAACAAAAGAAGGATGGAATGTGGAAGGAATTTTAAAAGATCGTTCTAATGAAGTATTGAAATTTGATTTGAGGCCTGCACATAACTACAAACAAGGAGCTGGAAAAACAGGAAAGATGTCTAGTAAAGCAGATAAAATGGTTTTTGAAGCAATAGACAAATGGATTATAATAGACATGAAAGAACTAAAACGCCATGTCCTAAAAACAAAATCCCCACTGGTTAATCTTGAATTTGTTCTTAAAAATTTAGATTGGAATATTGAAATAAAAAAATGAATATAAATAAATTAAATAAAGCATATGAGAAAACAGGATGGGTATTGATTAAAGAATTTTTTCCTATAGGTTTATGCAAAATAGTAGATACTTATTGTAAATATAGATTTCAAAATATTACAGATTTTAGAAACTGGGAAAAGATAGTTTATAGACCACTCACGGATGGTATATTATCTGATCCTCATGCTCCTGGAGCAGGTTCATTTTATGCCGATCCTTTTATGGAAGCAATGTTGTTTAACTCAACTGATAAAATTAAACAAATTATTAAAAAAGATGTATGGCCAACTTATTCTTATTGGAGATACTATAGAAAAGATAATGATCTTTCTCGTCATATAGATAGAGAGAGCTGTGGAATCTCTGCCACAGCCTGTATTGGATTTGATGTAAGTAATATTAAAAAAGATTATAAGTGGTCTATTTTTATGGATGGTGCTGAAGTCAAAATGGATCCAGGAGATATGATTATTTATAATGGAATAGACCTTCCTCATTGGAGAAAGAGCTTTCGAGGAATATATCATACCCAAGTCTTTCTTCATTATACGGATAAAAAAATACTGGGACTTACACCAGATACTAGACCGCGTCTAGGTTTACCTGACACCTTTAAAACTTTTGAATATGAAACATAATTATTACTACATACAAAATTTCTTAAATAAGAAACAAATTAAAGAAGTAAACTCCTTTATGCACAAGGAAGGAAAAGAATTTTCGGAGCAAGCTTCTACTATAAAGAAAGCTTCTACTACTTTTGCTCCCTATGAAAGAATAGAACCTTTAATAAATCTATCTAGTGCAATTTCTTTTGTAAATAAAGAAGCGTTTGGATTTGATATTTATCCACCCGACAGAGGATCTAACTTTCTTCATCATAAATATGAAGAGAAGAATAAGGGAAGATATGATTTTCACATGGATTCAGAGCCTTATGATACAAATTATACCTTAAAGCTAACTTCCATACTAAATCTTTCAGAACAACCATATAAAGGAGGGGAATTACTTTTATATTTAGATTGTTATGAGATTGAAATAAAAGAATTTAACGTGCCTGGCACGCTGGTAGTTTTTCCTTCTTTCTTTTTGCATAAGGTTGCTCCTGTTACAGAAGGAACCAGAATATCAGGGGTATATTTTGTAGAGGGTCCATGGTGGAGGTAAAAGCCACCCTAATGTGTTGATTGGCAGCGCATCTTGTAGTATAAAATAGTGAACACAAGATTTTAAGGAAGCGTATGCTGCAAAAAATAGGTTTTTTACCCGGATTCAATAAACAAGTTACCCCTACTGGAGCGGAAGCTCAATGGCAAGAGGGTGAGAATGTTCGTTTTAGATATGGTACTCCTGAAAAAATAGGAGGTTGGGCTCAGTTAGGAGACAAAGCTTTATGTGGCCCTGCTCGAGCTCTTCATCAAATGGTTAATAAGATAGGTATTAAATATGCTATCATTGGAACCAATAGAATTTTATACACTTATTCTGGAGGGGTGTATTATGATATACATCCAATTAAAACTGACTTCGGAGCATTAACCGACAAGCTTGCTTGTACGGATGGTTCAGCTGTTCTTACTATTACTTTATCTACAACTGGTGGAATGACAGCAGGAGATATTTTATATCTTGAAAGTGTTACACCACCAACAGGGTCTGGTTATTCTGCATCTGATTTTGATAATAAAACTTTTATGATAACTGAAGTAGTAAACTCTACTTCAGTAACTATTACTATGGGATCCACCGCTGATGCTACTGCTACCGATGGAGACTGTTCTGTTAAATGGTATTACCCAGTAGGCCCAGCTGAACAGGTTGGAGTTTATGGATGGGGTATCTCTCAATTTGGTGGTACAGCAACTAATCCTCAAACAACAACTTTAGATGGAGCCTTAGGAGATAATGTTTATGGAACCGGAGGATCAGGAACCAGTATTACTTTAGCATCGGTTACAGGATTTCCAACCACAGGTACTAATTACATTCAAGTAGGCACAGAAGAAATTTCTTACACAGGAGTTTCAGGAAGTGATTTAACAGGGATTACTAGAAATGTTCGAGGAACAACAAGAGCTGCGCATTCAGATGGAGCAACAGTTACAAACTTCAGTGACTATGCTGCATGGGGTCAAGCTGCGGCTACAACTGATAAAGTTGCTGAACCTGGTTTATGGTCCTTAGATAATTTAGGATCAACCCTTATAGCTTTAATTTTTAATGGTGCATGTTTTGAATGGGATGCAGATTTAACTAATGCAACGGCGACTAGAGCAACCATTATTTCAGGAGCCCCAACCGCTTCTAGGGATATGTTAGTTTCAACACCCGATCGGCACTTAGTTTTATTTGGAACAGAAACTACAATCGGAGATACTGACACACAAGATGACATGTTTATTAGATTCTCTTCTCAAGAAGATATAAATACTTGGACACCTACAGCAACCAATAGTGCTGGTACACAAAGACTGGCCGCTGGATCACGGATCATGGGAGCTAAACTAGGTAGAAATGCTATTTACGTATGGACGGATACCTCATTATTTACCATGCGTTTTGTAGGTCAACCTTTTACTTTCGCCTATGAACAAGTAGGTACCAACTGTGGTTTAATTGGAAAGAACGCATCCGCCGAAGTGGATGGCGCTGCGTATTGGATGTCTGATAATGGTTTCTTTAAATTTACTGGTAAACTAGAATCTATGGACTGTTTAGTAGAAGATTATGTTTATGATGATCTTAATACAACTTCTAATCAATTTATTTATTGTGGAATTAATAACTTATTTGGAGAGGTGATGTGGTTTTATCCAACATCCGATTCCAATGTAGTTAATAGATGTGTAGTTTATAGTTACCTAGACTCTACTACGGATAGACCTATATGGTTTACCAATGCAAGTAGTATATTTCCACGAACAACTTGGGTTGACTCAGCAGTTTTTGGCTTGCCTCATGCAACGGCTTATGATGCAGGTACGGATACCTGTGATACAGTAGGAAACACCGATGGAACTTCAATTTATTATGAACATGAAACAGGTGTTAATTATGTTAAAGGAGGAACTACTTATGCAGTTCCATCTAACATATTATCTGGTGATTTTGATATTACTCAGGACCAACAAAGAGGAATTACTTTCAAGGGAGATGGAGAATATATTATGAGGGTTAGTAGGTTTCTACCTGACTTTATTTCACAAGCTGGCAACACTATAGTTGAATTAGATTTAAGAGATTTTCCTAATGAAACAGCAGCTAGTTCTACATTAGGCCCCTTTACTATTACTTCTAGTACTACATACCAAAGTTGTAGGGCTAGAGGGAGATCTGTTGCTGTAAAAATATCCAATACTGCGATAGATTCTAATTGGAAATTAGGGACTTTTAGGTTAGATGTACATGCTGGAGGAAGAAGATAATGGCTGGAATAGGTATAGCAAAAAAAGGAATTGGTAAAGTTTTAAAAAAACTTCAGAAAAAAGCTAATAAGTTTGGAGAGCAAGCTATTAAGGAAGCAAGTACCCCAGGAAAAAAATTAAAAGGATGGAGTAAAATTGCAGCCCCTGGAGTTCCTTTTCATATCAAACAACTTACACAAGGACCACATAAAGACTAATGCCATTTCAATCAGAAAAACAACGTAGATATTTATGGGCCAACGAGCCAAAGATTGCTCGTGACTGGACTGATACGTACGGAAGTAGAATTCAAAAAAATAGTGGAGGAATAACATCATGGGCTGATCAAGGTGGTATGAAAAATTATTTAGGTAATCAACCTATGGTGGATGCACCTAAGTATTGGAGATCAGGACCTAATTCACCTCCAACAGAATTAGCTTATATTACTGACGCTGAAAAAGATATGATTATGAAAACGAACCTACACGGTTCGTTGTCCGGAGGTCCTAATGAAGGTCCTTCAGGAATTATGTCTTTAGACTCACAAGGAGATTATACTCCAGATAGAAGTCCAGGTTCTGGTAGCAGTGGTAGGGGTCCTAGTGCTCAGGCAAGTGAAGCCCATATGAGATCTATTTTAACTGGTCAAAAAAATATTGGTCAAACATCTAGAGTAAGTGACAGAGTGAGACGTGGAGCTGTACCTGAATATGTAAACACACCTGGTGGAATGAAATATCTTGGATCAGCTTATAAAGATACAGGTAGACGTAGTTTTTTAAGTAAACTTTTTGGTGGAAGTAATAGGTACGGATACTCCCCTGTAAGAGGATTAAAAAATTTAGGAACAAGAGGTGTCCCAGGACAAAGAGGATATGAATATTATTCTGATGATGAAGAAATTGGAGAAACTAAACCTGGTTATGGAGGAAGAATACTTGGTGGACTAATGAGTTTATTAACAGGAGTACCCTTTGTAGGTGGAGCAATTGGAAGTGCTTATGATTATGGTAAAGGAATTTTTAGTAAAAACCCAAGAGACATGTCTCAATTTAATAAATATGGATTAGGGGGATCAAAAGATTATTTACCCCAAGGAACTTTAGACTTTGATCCTAACGCATTAATTAATCAATCAACAAGTGTACCTATGGACAGAATGGATCGATGGTCTCAACCTATTTCTAGATCACCAATGAGTGATCCAATGTGGGATAATAGAAATCCCCTAATGAATAAAGGTATAATGACTAATTCAGTGCTATCCAGTCCCAACTGGCAAAATATGGCAACGTATGCTAGTGTTTCTCCCCAAGATTTAGCTAGATATTCTCAACAAGGAGACCTTACTAGAGCAACTGATTATGGGACTGCTATGGATACAATATATCAAGGATCTAAAATGACACCATATGAATATCAACAATTGCAACAAGGAAATATAACAGCACCTGGAGTATACCCAGATGGAAGCATCGGGGTATAATGGCAAAGATAGTACAATCATTAACCCGAGCCAGTCCAGACTACCGAGAAGACGTAGCACAATCTTTAGTAAGAGACTTAGACGCCGTATTAGAAAAATTAAACACTACGTTTCAAGAAGAATTAAAACAGGAGATAGAAGCTAAAAGTTTCTTTGTTGAATAATGGCTGTTGTAAATCAATATAAATTTTATGGGAAAACTGTCACTGCAGCTGAAACGAATACACTCCTTTCACCTGGAGCTACTGAAACTTTAATTATTAAATCATTAAGAGTAACTAACAAATCAGGTTCCAATACCCCTACTATAACTATTAAAAATAATGCATTTGAAATAGTTCATACTCAAACATTATCAACAGCAGCTAGTGTAGAGATACTCAGTCTTCCCTTAATCGTAGAAGGATCTACTACTTTAACAGCCACTACCGCAGGTACGGTATCTGATGGTGTAGTAATAGGCATTAGTTACCTTGATATTAATAAGGAGATAACAACCTAATGAAAACAACACTAATCAATGGAAAAGAAGTTCCTGTGTTAGAACCAACGGAAATAACTACTAAGATATCTAATTCAAAAACAGGAGAGATTTATAAAACCGAGGAAGAATGGAAAGCTAAAGGTATAGCTGAAGAAGACATTAGAAGAGATGTTAATGTCGTCATGCCAGCACTTGATTTGTTTGCAAAAACAAAGTAAAGTAATAAACTCAGGAAATTATCACCTGCCTTTAACTTAAATGAGACAAAATTATGGCACTATTTGAAGAACAAATTACAGATACACTACAAACAGGAGCACCTTCTATTAAATACGAAGGAGATGAAGGTCCACAAGACCCTAGACAAGAGCAAATGTTAGCTCAATTAAAAGAAGAATACATGCAATATGTATTTGAACAAAAAGAAATAGATCAACCTATTATGTCTTTTGAAGAGTGGTATCAATCAGTTTACGAAGCTAGTAAGATGGGCGTTCAAGCTCCTGAAGAAGAAATGATGAGCGAAGAAATGATGATGAGAGAACCAGCAGCTTATGGTGGTATGATGGATCTAGATTCAGGAAGAAGAGCTTACGGTTTAGGAAGTATATTTAAAAAAATTGCAAAACCTTTTAAAAAAATTGCGAAAGGTGCAAAGAAAGTATTTAAAAGTCCAATAGGAAAAATAGGAATTGCAGCGTTACTTGGTGGAGCACCTATGTTTGGTTCTACAGCTGGTGGACTAACCGGAGGAAAAGGTTGGTTTGGTGGTGGTAGTGGTATAGGAAAATTAATGAGTAAATTTCCTGGTGCTACAACAGCAATTAAAGAAGGTTTATTTAAACAGAAGGCGGACCCTAATAAATGGAGTCTTGCTAAACTTGGTATTGGTGCAGCAAGTATGTTACCATTACTCGGTATTGGAACTAAAGCTAAACAAGATCAAATGCCAGAAGGTTTTTCTGTAAGTGGTGACTGGGATGAAAATTTTAAAACAGCAGGAGGTTTTCCTGGAATGAGAAGAGCTATTGCTCAATCAAAAGACAAAGCAGAATTAGATGCTTTATCAGAGAAGTTTGGTTTTACACCAGGACTTTTTGAAAACTTTGCAGCAGATGGTGGAAGAATTGGATATGCTGGTGGAGAACTGGTTGAAGGAATAACTGAAGGAATAAAAAAGATAAGACCAGGAAGTGTAGATGTTATTGAAAAAATAAAAGAAGGAATTATTGAAGGTGGCGACCGTGCAATGGGGATTCCCGGAATAGACGAAGCTATCTGGATAGAAAAGATTAAAGATTTTATAAGAAAAAAAAGAGGTGATCCAAGAGATCCTGGCTTTAATAGACCAGCACCAAATTGGGATAGAGATCCTGGCTTTAATAGACCAGCACCACCTATGAGACCTATGCCTGATTTTAGAAGACCTAGAAGACCTATGAGACCTATGCCTGACATGCCTAGAAGACAACCATACGCTTTAGGATCTAAAGCAGACTTTGCTATTGAAGATGTACTAACTGGTGGAATGGAAGATGAGATTGGTGGTATTACAAATGTTATGAGAACTGCTGATCTTCAACGTAAAGGAAACATTGGTCAGTTCTATGCAGCTGAAGGCGGAAGAATCGGAGCACGAGAAGGAGGGATCATGGACCTTGGTGGTGTAGAAAAAGATTATAGAAATACTGGTGGCTTTGTAGAACTGGGAGCAAAAGAAAAAGCAGATGATGTACCAGCAAGATTAAGTAAGAACGAATTTGTAATGACAGCTGATGCTGTTAGAGGCGCAGGTGATGGAGACATCGACAAAGGCGCATCGATCATGGAAGATATGATGAAAAATTTAGAAGGAAAAGATCAAAAAGAAAACAGGAGAATGGCTGGACCTGATTGGTTTATTAAAAGAGTAGAACACCTAATGTTTTTAGGTTATGGCTATGAAGAAGCTTCAGATATAGCTGCTGACAGTGAAGCATATTTTGAAATAATTGGACTGGATTCAAGAAAACAAGGAGCTGAAGATATGTTTGAAGTTTCGGAAAGATTAAGCGAGGTAGTATGACAATAATAACTAAAGGAATGGGAGCAGTCATTAAAAAGTTTGGTAAAAAAACTGCCAAGCATATGGCTGACACAGAAACTCGACACAAATCTTGGAAAAAAATGGGTTTAAAAGGACCTAAATATAGAGTTGGAAAAAAAGTAAAAGGCTCTCATCATCTAGACGAAGTCTGGACGTACGATAAAAATTATAGAACTAAAAAATCTCTCGGTGGTATTTTAAAAGGTCTAGGAAAAATTGGAAAAGGAATAGGCAGCAAATTAGGTAAGAAAAAAGCTGGCCCTAAAGCTCCTGCAAAACCAGAACCTAAAATAGGTTCAAAAGAATGGTTTGATAAAGCAGGTCCATTTGAAAGAAGAAAATATCTTTCTATGAAAGAGTCTGCAAAAAAAGGAGATGTATATAATAGAGCGGGACAAATAATGGGAAGACCTCATTCAGAACGTTCAGCTAAATCTATTAAAAAATATGTGGGCCCAGGCGCACATCAAAAAGGAAGACCAGGAAAAGCTGTCGGTGGTATTTTAAAAGGTATAGGAAAAATAGTTAAAGGTCCTGCTAATAAATGGAGAATGGACCAGGCACAACGTTTAAAAAAACATCGTTTAAAAAGTAAGATTGAAAAAGCAAGAGAAGATAGATTACAAAGTAAAGTAAAATCTAATTTAGATAAAAAAATAGCATCTAATCCTGATTTAAAAAAAGCAGTTTCTCAACAAAAACATCCAAAGTCTTGGAGAAGACATCAACAAAAAGGAATTAAATAATGGCTGTACAACAATCACAAATGTTACCGGCACCGTTTCTAACGGATGTCAGTAAACAATATTCTAAAGATCTAGGAGCTTTAACAGCTAAACCAATGCAAACAGGTGCCTTTGCACCAACAGTTGCAGGTCAAGATCCATTACAAGCACAAGCTTATACAGCAGCGCAACAAGGAATAGGTGCTTACCAACCATACTTAACGGGCCAAGGATCATACGCTGGAACACCAACTAACATGATGGGTGTGCAAGATTATCTTGGACAAGCTCAAGGATATACAGGACCAGGTGCTTACCAACAGTTCATGTCTCCATACCAACAAGATGTTATTGATAAAACGTTAACAGAATTTGATAGACAAACCCAAGCTGGTTTAACTGGAATAGGTCAGAAAGCTGCGATGTCTGGAAACTTAGGTGGTGGTAGAGAAGGTGTTATGAGAGCAGAGTACCAATCAAATCAAGATGCAAGACGAGCATTAATGAATGCACAAATGTTACAACAAGGATTTAGTCAAGCACAAACCGCAGCTAACCAAGCATTCGGTCAACAAAGAAATTTAGCACAGGATGTTTCTGGACTAGGTGGATTACAATATAAATTACAAGGTCAAGATGTTTCTAGATTAGGATCAGCGGGCGCGATCCAACAAGCTCAAGCGCAGGCAGAAGCTGATGCGTTAAGAGAGAGAAATAGAATGGCCGCATACGAACCATACGAAAGATTAGGTTACCTAGGCAGTGGTCTCTCTTCTATGTTAGCTGGTATGCCAGGGGGTTATCAAACAACAGTAACACCTAACAAATCACCATTAGAACAAGCGTTAGGTATACTATCAACAGGAGCAGGAGCGTACAAAGCGTTTTCATAATGAGTAGAATTTTTCACAGACCTATGTTTAGGAAAGGCGGATCAGCTGGAGGTATAACTTCTGGTATGAGACAAGGGTATGCTTTAGGTAGTGGTGGTTCTGAACGTGAGATTTTAGACCTAAAAGAACAGATACAAAATCAACCTTCCGTAGGAGAAGAATCAACACCATCAGGAAACGAACAAGGTTTTACTTGGAGAGATGCAGTGTCAGGTTGGGATGATATAGAACCACCTCAAAGTCAAGCAGGTGC